ATACTACTCCTGCAATCTCTTTTGTCAGTGATGGAACTGAATGGTCCAGGCGAGAGAATGCTCGAGAAGAAAACTTCAGAGAATAGAGAATATGCACACCTTCAACGTAGATTTCTTTTCCGTACGTCAGTACAGTTTTCGAGTCGATACATTCTTCAGGTTTCACTTCGTGATTTAATCGCTCGCTTCTTCTTTCAAGACTATGCAAGAAATTGAAAAGAGAAGTTTGCAGATCAGTTTTGCTGATATCGAATGACACGTAAAACACCTGATTGTCTCCTTGTCCTGCCATATGGAAAGAACAGTCCTCGTCTTGTAATGCAAAGAACATCATCGCTACGGTGCATATGGTCCAAACGGTTTGCTGAATTCCTTCTATTCCTCCGTAGTGGTTTCTCCACACTAAGTCAGACGTCGGCCAGTCTTTAGCATGCATGCCACTTTTAACTCCTTCTGGTAGAGTATGCTTGTCAGTGAGTACGAAAGTACAACTGGAGAAGAATTTATGGGCTTGCGAGAAAACTCCTGGTAGTCCGAAAATGTGTTCCAGTGATCTTGCGATAGGATTGACCGCGGCTGCCCTCCAACGAAGATTCCATCGAGAGAAATCGACTTCGACTAAACATGTATTGTTTCTTGCTTTTTCAGATGTAAGATCATACAATCTTTTGCGTAATTTCGTATTGGACATTGTCATCGTCTGCTGAGGCAAGTATCCGTCGTCACCATTCTCCCCACCCATAAAGCGCTTCAGATTGGCTTCAGTTAAAACGAAGAAGAGCCGCACTTCGAACTCAAGCTTGGCAAAACAGCGTGCGGATGTTTTGAATTCGCGCTCTTTTTGAGTCAACTCGACGATACGCTGGTTAATACTGAATTTTCCTCGTCGCATTCTTTCGACTATGTCGAATGTGTCGACATCTTTCCGTTTAATCAACGACTCTAAGAGACGACGATAAGCAGATGAGTTCCCGCCGAACCAGAATCCGCTTGCATGTTGTGCTCCTGGACAGATCGCTTTGTCGTCTATCATGTCGAGGTAATCGGGAGAATAGTCGAACTCCATGAATTTCTTGAATTCTACTTCGGACAGATCTGATAAAGGAAAACTTTTCTGAGGTAGATATAAGATGTCGCGTTTCCAGAGAGAATGAAGTTTGGTACCTTGTTTTGGCTCGGCCTTCTTGACAAACTCTGGCCACGTTTTGTTTTTTGTCAGATATCTCTGTAGAACAAGGAATTTGAAGTGGTTATGATACTGTTGAATTGACACCAGATCGAGTTTTCCTTTCGGACAGGCTTCTTCGCGGACAGATTTGGCAGATTTTGCAGCATAAACAAAGGGGTGTCCAGACAGCTTTGTACATCCGAACAGTTCCGCAGACGTTGACAAATCATCGGTATCTTTTACAATTTCAATTAGTTTCAATACCAGGGGGTGTTCGTTCGAACTATTCAGTTTTTCTTCCTTCGTCATCAACTTGGCGCATGTCCGTACGAACGAGCTTATGGGCAGTATATCACCGTCAGATAGTTCTGTCAAGTATGACTTATAAACTGACTCAGGTCCTTTCACAAGCTCATATCCTCGATTTCCGTATTTGATGAGTACCTCTTCTTGCCACTTTAGAAGACGTGATAGCAGCGCGTGCGTTTTTCTTGAGCCATTGTGCATGCCTGCATCGATTGCGAGAAAAGAGTTAAATCGTGCAAGGGCACAATCTTGAAACATCTGTGCTTGCTCGTAAGTAAAGATGTATCGCGTCGGTGCAGTACGTCGAATGATTTTTCCTTCGTCATCCCGAATTATGACTGGATCTCCGATCTGTTCGAGTATAAATCCGTCATAGAAAAAGAATTTCCGATCGCCCACAATATATGGAGTTTTGCCGAAGTTCTTCTCCAGTTTTCTCTTACGATAGCGCTCGACAATGATGTCCCAGTATCGATATGACTCGTAGTGCGCGTATGTTTCTTCACGTAAATGCGTTGACCAGTTGAGCTCAGTGTTTGCTAACTCTTCTAGCTCGGGTGTTTTTGCCCAGTTTTTGAAAGCCAGAATTTCTTCTTTGTATAATTCATGAGCGAAAGAAACTGAATCCTGAAGCGGAGACTTCTGTGATACGCGCATTCGAAAATACTCCGGATATAAGTCTGGAGTTAGTATAAGAGGAGGACGAGTGGTGAGGCGCATATCAGCTAGGAACGGCTCGCATATCGTTGGCAGACTGGAATACTTCAGGCGTGTCTGCTTCCGTTCAGCTTCTTTTCCGATATTACGAAAGTTGTCGTCGATCATAGGTGTTTTCGTTTTGTCATAGAAACGATTTTCTTTCGTAGTCGTCAGGATGGCATTATAATACTCGATGACGCGTTCGAGTAAAGATGCCAGTATGGGACTCCGTAGATGTTTCTCAGCAGGTGCATTTGCACGATTCGGTCCGAATTCATCGTCGTCAAAAAGTGAGTTCATGATGAATAAGACGATATTCAGAGTATT